GATTGTCCTTATTGTAGCTCTAACCAAGTGCATTCTGCAGTGGTAGACCCAGAACCACCAATTGTTGTTCACTATGTTTGTGAACGGTGTTCCAAGGAGTGGGTCGAATGATTGTCGATATTTTTACACGACCTTGGGCACAATGGTCCTATGACCATATGCGAGAGGAAGGTCCTGGCGACAGATCAGGACAACCGCTTGCACATTTAGTGATACAGGCTGCTAATGTTGCTGCCAATGTGGCACCAGCGATGATTCTGACATCGATGAGTAATCCTCATGTAATGAGTTACGCATACAAGGGACTTGACCCTTTGAAATTTGGAATGGAGACCGCTATTCGGTCACGTAAGGAATTTCAAATGGCTTCCTCTAGAAGTTTCCAGATTGGAGAAGCAGCGCTGAAACGATTTGGCCCCCGAGCTGCAAAGCAAGGAGGTAAGTTTGCGTTCAAAGCCATCCCGGGACTTGGCTGGGGTTTATTGGCGTATGACGCATATGATTTGGTGGCTAACCAAAGATTGTTTGGCATTCAACTATGAAAGCGTTATTTACCTTCATTACTGCCATTTGGGCATGGAAGAGAAGGAATACCCGGATTTAATCTTGATTATATCAGACAGCATGTCCCCATGCATTAACTGTGGCTACACCTACTGTGGGTGTTGGCGTTGAAAAAGTGCAAGAGATGCGAACGCAGTCTACTTGTTTGCACTTGTAGAATCCAGCTACAAATAAGAGCCGTGAAACGGCGACAAAAGAAAGCGAAGGAAGTGTTCGGTTCATTATCCGCTCACGTCTGGTGTCGATGTCCTCACGAGACCGGCCTTCGTACTGGATGTTGTGAACAAATTCCAGGACAAACGCCAGTTTGCTTTTGCCAACCGCATGCAACCAAATCTACGATTTGAGCCAAAAAGATACACAACTAGTCCTACTAGTTTTTAGGCTGTCGTTGTCGGTGGAAGGGCGAAGAAGATGTGAAGTGTTGTGCATGCATAACCGATACAGCTTTGTAGGGAGGTCTAGAATTGACCGCTGGCGCTACGGGGGAATACTAATAGACTACCGTTATTAGCCTAGAGACATGGCAAGAAAATCTACCATGTCGAAAATACAACCTGCAGTAAAAACTCTGAGTTTTACTTTGAACCCTGCTGCAGGTCAATATCAATATATTGATTTGAGCCAGTGTGCTTCCATTGTCAATCGACGAGCATATCGCGCTGGATTGAACTGGGCAGTAGGTGGATTCACCGTCATTGGTGGTGGAGTGGGCTCGGGATTCATTACCGTGAACCGACTTCCTGAAACATGGGTCCTTTCCAATTCTTGGGAAAAGGCCTTCCGGGCTTGGCAGCGTCAGCAGAACGAAGTTCTTCAGGACGGCCAGGAATCCGTAAAAGCACGTTTTAATGATTTTAAGGTGTTTATGGACCAAGCACATTTTGATGCTACTGCAGCAAATAACTTGAGACCATTGGGAACTGCTGGAATTCCATACCCTCTAGGTGAATGGGAGTATTCCCAGGTTGTTATTCCAAATGCTGGTGCCCCTGGTGTTAATTGGGAACCATATTTGCAAATGTTAGGAGGACAGCCTCCTGCAGGAACTCCTCCTTCTATTGGATTAGTTCAAGCTTATGCTAATTCACGGAGTGTTCCTCAATCACCCGACCCTGCAGTTCCTGCAGGAGTTACCACTGGTTCCGAAAACATATATCGTGATATGTTTGACGTTGGTGACAATAATGATGATTTATTGGATAATGTTGTAGGCAAAAATGATAATTTGCCTTACAACCAAACCAACTACCCTGGTGAAGTTGGTGACCAAGCGGAGTTTGTAGCTTCAATTCGATTGGCTAATACTCAGAGCCAAACGCAAGTTTCTGGTGGTGCATTCCCTTGCGGATTGATACAATTAGATACTGCTGCTCTTGAAGGCACTGTTCGATTTATTGTTCATCTCGTGCCTGGTGACCATCGTGGGTACCTGGCTCAATCAATGGTGGAGATGTGAAGATTATGACACCAACTCCAGAATCCATTGTTACTGCTGAAACAGTCAAGGAGGCGGTTACTGCCGCATCCCTTCTCAACCATTTGAGGAATAACCGTATCGAGTATCTACTCGGAATGGGTCTCCTTCACCTTCTAGGTGTAAGTGACCGTCTCCTGGCACAACTCAACGGAGTGTGCTTCTGATGGCTTACAAGTATGGGAAGACATTCAAGAAAGACGGAAAGTTGGTTCGATATAGATACACCGATGGTGTAAAATCGACCAAGAAACTTGTTGCTGTCAACAAGAAAAAGACAAACAAAAGACGTAAGAAGTGAGTCTAATGGATTGTCCTTATTGTAGCTCTAACCAAGTGCATTCTGCAGTGGTAGACCCAGAACCACCAATTGTTGTTCACTATGTTTGTGAACGGTGTTCCAAGGAGTGGGTCGAATGATTGTCGATAT